CGCAAAGTCAGCGGCTATTCGGTTGAAACCATAGTCGAAGTTACTTGCGGTCCTAAATATCCATACTAAGGAAACATTATGCAAATCGAATTATCAATTGACGAAGTTAAAAATGCCGTGGCCCTGATCTTGTCGGTCAAATACAACCTGGACGTTAAGAAATGCAATTTCACATACGACCTGGTTAACTTTGACAGCAGCTTATTTGGCCTTACTTGTGAAGTGTTTGAAAAGGAAACTAAATGAAAAACATTGCCACCGCCCTGGTCAAAGCACAAAAGGCCTTTGGGCCAGCTTTAAAGACCGCTACGAACCCGCATTTCCGCAGCCGCTACGCTGACTTATCCGCTTGCGTTGAAGCGGTTATGGACGCATTAAACAATAACGGCATTTACTTGCTGCAGAAAAATTACGATTGCAACGATGGCGTAATGGTCGAAACCGTGTTTGTCCACGAATCTGGCGAAATGCTAGAAACTGGAATCGTCCACTTCCCCGCGGTCAAACACGATCCCCAGGGCTACGCTAGCGCTTTGACTTATGCCCGCCGTTATAGCTTGATGGCTGCCTGTGGTATTGCTCCAGAAGATGACGATGGCAATGCTGCATCCAAAAAGCCAGCCAGCAAAGCAAACGACAAAGTTATGGCGGACCACCTGGCTGCCATCGATGCCACCAGCAATAGCGAAGAGTTAACCGAAGCATTCCAGGCAGCGTTTGAAGCTTGCAACGGCGACCAGGCCTGGCAAGCCAAAGTAATGGCAGCCAAAAAATCCCGTGTAGAACGTGCAAAAAAGGAAAAAAATGTCTGATATTGAACAACGTACCGAAGAATGGTTTGCTGCCCGCCTGGGCAAAGTAACCGCATCCCGCGTGGCGGATGTAATCGCCAAGACCAAAACTGGTTATGCAGCCACCCGCGATACCTACATGACGCAGCTGGTGCTGGAACGTATTACAAAAACCAAGGCCGAAGGGTTTACCAGCTCCGCCATGCAATGGGGTATTGACCAAGAACCATTTGCCCGCGGTCTTTTCGAAGCCACCACGGGCCAAATGGTCCAGGAAGTAGGGTTCATGCCACACCCATTAATTGAGATGGCTGGCGCGTCCCCTGATGGCCTTCTGGACGATGGCGAAGGCATGATCGAGATCAAATGCCCAGAATCGAAAGGAATGATCGAAGCCCTACTAACCCAAAAAGTCCCGCAGCGTTACATAACGCAAATGCAATTTCAAATGGCCTGTGCGGACCGTAAGTATTGCCAGTATGTGGTTTTCGATCCCCGAATGCCACCGAAGGCGCAATTGTTTGTCAAACGGGTAGACCGTGACGATAAATACATCGCAGAGATCGAAGCGGAGATTGTGAAATTTCTAGCCGAAGTCGATGCCCAGGTCCAACAACTAAACGCAATTATTGATTCAAAATGAAAAAAACCTACGATTTAAAATTTCCCGCCCGCACTTACAAAACCGCCAATGGTGAAGAAAAAACCTTTTGGGCGGCACATGGAACATTGCGTGTTGAATGCCCAGATGGAATTGATTTAACAAAATTTCAATTCACGGTCAAAATGGATTCGTTGCCGATTTCAAAAGACTATGACGGTTGGTTTCAATGCTATGAAAAGAAACCATTTGAAGAACGCCAGAGCGAATCTAGACCTGGTGAATATGAAGATATTAAATTCTAGGAGCTGCCATGCTTGATCATCCAAGGGTTAGAAATAGCGATCCGATGACAAGCTGGGCCGCAGCTGGTTCTGCAAAGGACCTAGCCAAAGCCCACGCAGCCAAGATCGTGCAATGCCTTATAGAACACGGCAGCCTGGGCAAAGATGGTATTGCCCACCATACTGGCCTGGAGTCCATGCAAGTCGCCAGGCGGCTGCATGAGCTGGAAAGGGAAGGGGAAATCTGCTTGACGGGAAATGTGGTTAAGTCAAAATCTAACCGCTTAGAACGCGAGTGGCAGATCGCACCAAAGCAAAGGGTTTTGTTATGACACCAGAAGACGAAGAATTTAATAGGATAGAAATGGAATCCCGCATTAAACAAGAATATGTGCGGGACATGAATAAAAAATCCACGCACGATTACTTGCACTTGATGGAAGAATTAACGTTTGCCAGGGCGCTAATCCGTGAACTGGGCGATCGGTTAGCTAAATTAGAAAAAACGTGGGTAGGACTGACGGAAGAAGAAATTAAATATTTGCTTTCAATTTCTGATAATGAAGAAGATTTTGCTTATGCAATTGAAAACAAGTTAAAGGAAAAAAACACATGATGTCTAGCATACTAACCATTATTGTGCTGCTAATGGTCGGCGCTTGTATTGGAGTCGGCGTAATAATCGCCGTACTCTGGTTTAGCGTGGAAAAGGATTAATGCTTTTCGTATTCTTCTTTAGACAATAAGCCAATCTTATATTTTCCTTCTGGTCTAAAGATTGTCAGCTTTTGCCCGCGCATCTCAGGCGCAAAGCTTAGATGCGTCCAGGCAGCGTATTCATGTATCAGCTGATCAAACTGAATACCAGCTGCTTCGATGGCCTGGCATACCGCCAAAGGGTTGCCAAAGTCTTTACAAACAAAATCGATTGCCCACCCGTCCATGTGGCTGGAAACTTTGCTGCCGCCCACCGCGACATTTACTTCTGGCAGCCGCAGCCAGGAATTAACGTGGATGGACTTACCCAGTAGGGCGCGGACCTTTTCCATGCCTTCTGCAGCCTTTTTCATGTTTTCTAGCTGCTGCTCGTTTGGTTGGTTATTGATTCCCAGGCGCGTGGCGGTTTCGGATGCCGTGGCTTCTTCCAGGCTAAAGTGTTCGCTTAGATTCATTTTGCGCCCTTTATCATTTCTTCTGTTTTAGCTTTACTGCCAGCAGAACTACCACGATGGAAGTTAACCACCGTGCCCGTTAAAGTCCACAATGATCCTAGCGCTGTAAAAGCCATTGACTTATTTTGTTCTGGTACGCCAACAATAAACACCACAAAGGTCATTGTCAAAGCGCCAGCAATGATTGCTACATCAATTACATAAGCAATATTTTTTGCTAACCATGATGCAGCTGCTGAATTTTGAATGTCGGCATTCATTTTTCTAGCGTCAGCAGTATTAGCAGCGTCCAGCTTTGCCATTTCCAGCTCTAGCTCTGCAATTTTTTGAGCTGCAGCTGGATCACCCGCAATAGCTTTTGCGACAGCATCCACGGAATCAGAAACGCCAAACTTATTAGCCAGGGCGGTAACAGCAGCGCCACCCAAAGGACCAGCGACAGCCATTGCCAGCGTGGGTGCGACACCCTTGAGAATATTGAATAATTCATTCATTACGTTGCCTTTCGAGTAACAGTAGTTGTCGGTTGATCTGCTTTTCTTTTTTCTCGATTCTGATTTCCGCTTTTTGTATCTTGATCCACATCATTATCAGCACGGGCGAAATGATTAGCACAATGGTTAGCATCACGCAAACCAGGATTAGAACCCCTCTGTAAATGAATTTATCCATAGGGCATAAAGCCAAGAAACAATGATTAGCACCACGGACAATCCAATGACTAATTCCACTTTTTCTTGCCTAAACCTTTCGCGTTGATAAGCTTCTTTTTGTCTTCGGATTCTAATTTGTTCTTTCCGCTTCTGCTGCTCCGCTTGGACCTTGGAATAAATGTTGTTGTAGTTGTCCCAAAGCGGTCCTAGCTGGTACGGCACACTAGCCCCGCGCATCATGCCTGACAGCCTTACATAAGCTTGGTCCAGCTCGTTTTTGTATACGCTTAGCTCTAATATGTCTTCTGGATCAGGATCGGCGCTGCGAAAAACTTCTTCGTATTTGATCTCTACATATTCCGTCAGTTCCTTGTGATGGCGGAAAAAAGCTCCCAAGTGCGCTATAAACTGCTGGACGATTTCGGTTTCGTTGGGGATATGGGTTGTGTAGGTTTCCTTCTTTTTGACCAAAGGCTGGTTGTCAAGAATGGGCGCTTTGGTTTTAGAACCAAACAATCCCGCAAAAAATCCCCAGATTGACTTTGCTTCGTTAACAATGGTTTTTGCATCTTCGGTTGCCTGTTTTACCTTTTTTACCGCTACCTTACCTTGGTTCAACGCATCGCAACAATACATGATCCCGTCATAGGCCAGCTGCATGGCCTTAAACGCCGCCCCAATGGTTAGCGGATCGAACACATCCTATAGGCCAAAAAACTTCTGCATAAACGTAGCAGCCACGCCTGGGCCTAGCAGCACACAAATGATTACGCCATAAAGAAGATATTCAATCTTAGTCATGCGCTTTTCACCAACCGATAAAGCTAGCTCAATATTTTTATATCGTTCGGCACACAATTGTTCGTGTGTTAACAATTTAGCTTCTGTTTCGCTGATCATTTTCATATTCAGTCTATGACTTCATTATGTAAGCCAGGGCATAGTAAGGCGGCAAATTAGCATTTGTTCCGCTTACGCCAGTTGCCGTGTTTGTAGTTGCAACGGTAATACCAGTTGTAGCAGATGGCGGGTTTGTACCAGAACCAGCAATATATGTGCTACCAGAAATTCCAGAACCAACAGAACCATATTGACTCATTGTGTGCGTGTGACCAGGATCAGTAACAGTAGAGGTTGCGGTATGGGTATGCGTTACTACAATTGCATCGGTCGATCCGCCAGTAGCGGAAACCGAATAAGTCGATCCAGCTCCAACAATAAATTTATTGCGTAGGTCAGGCGTACCGTTTGTTCCATCACATAAATACCAGCCAGTTGGAACGCTGCCGATTGACCCATACCAAAGGGTAATAACGCCCGTTGGAATAGTAGTGCCGACCGCGGTTTGTGTTCCCACAATTCCGTAAATGTTGTCGTATGTGCCCAGGGTTGTACCCGCGGAAGTCTTTAATACAAACTTGTAAAAATACCCATAAGTCAACCAAATTTCATTGTCCAGGCGACCGCTAGAGTTCAAAACAATAGGGTTAGCGTTAGCAGTTGTGGCATTAATGTCGGTGTAGGTTGCCAACGGAGTGCTAGAACCAGCCTGGTAGGTATACAGCAAGCCACCACTTAGTGGAATGCCGTTGTTATCAAAGAATTGTTCGCTATTGCCGATCGGCGAAAGATTGACTGCCATGTTTGATCCTTATTTTTTGTTTAGCAAATCGCTAGCTTTGTTTTGGCCTGTTTGTTTGCCCAGTTTAGCGGCTTCTTCCATTTCTTTTTGGGCATTTGCTGCAGCTTTTTCTGCGGCTTTAACTTCTTGTTTGGCTTGTCTTCTTGCGCCCAATTCACGGCCCGCAAATGTTCCAACGGTTGCACCTGGTATTTCGCCAAAAAATCCACCAATAGCACCACCAGCTGCAGCACCAATTCCAGGCAAATTACGTTCAATTATTCCAACCCTTCTGTTTTGTAATGCAGCGCCTTCGTAGCTATGTATGCCAGGCATTAAGTGACCAGCATAATTTAGCGTATGGAATTTTGTTATTTCTTCGGGCGGAAATGTTTCCAGAATTTTTTGGCCCACAACGGAATTCATTACATTGTTTGCTGAGTTCTGATTCCATTCGCCCATCTTGGCTGCGCCAGCCTTTTGGACCTCACGGGCCAAAGCGCCATCTATTTCGGCAACCGCAGCTTTTGCTGACTGCATTAGTTCTGGCGGTACTGGCGGCATTCCTTCTGGCGCACCTCTTACTCGACCGTTTGCCAGGTCGTTTAAAGTGTCTCTAATATGCCGCCATTGATCTTTTGGCAAATTATTTAGCTTGGATGGTATTTTTTCCAAAGGTGTGGAAGAAGTAAGCACCCCGTTTTTATCTACTTCACCAAATAAGGTTTTAATACCTTTTGATCCCAAAAGAGTTTTTTCCGCTTCGTGTATGCGATCGCCCAGTTTATATAAAGCTGGATCAGCAACCGCAGCAATATCCTTGTCAATTGCTTGATTAACCCTACGGATTGCATTTGCGTTTTGTGGAGTCCAATCGGCATTTATGGCTTTTCGCACGGCATCATAAGCAGCAACAGAACCTGGCGGATGCATAACGCCGTTTATGTCTTCAAACCCAACCGTTTTAGCCAGGTTCAAATAATCCTTTGCTGCGGATTGAACACCTTCCACGCCT